CAGCCGCTGCGCAACAACGCGGGAGTTTTGCCCCAGCTGCACGCCGTCAAATAGTATCTCGCGCGTTTGCCGGGCAAGCGCTGCCGTCCAGCCCTGCAGCGCGTCATAGCTCCGGGTATACAGGAATTGCAGCGCGTCGCGGTGCACCGGTGCGGCCGTCGGGCCGGTGGCCAGGGTGGGCGTGGCGGTGAACGGCTCGAGCCCTTCCGCTATTAGCCGCTCGGCTTCCGTTGGCACGATTCTTGCGCCCTGCCTTACCAGCTCCCCGCGTATCTGCGTCAAGGCGCGCTCATAACTCTGTAGCTGGTATTGCGCTTGCCAGTTGGGCGGCTCCGCGCCGCCGAGTAGCAGCGCATCTATCTGTTCCTGCACGTACGCCATGTAAATATTCTGTTGCCGCACGCTCATTACAAACGGGTCGGCCTCCGCGTTCGTTATGACGGCCTCCGCGTTCATTACCGCAAGCCGCGCCAGGGTGCGCCGGCTGTACTCCGCCCACCGGCGCCGAATCTCGCGCAGCCAGGCGGCCTCAATGCTCCGCGTGCGGGTGGGGTTCGGCGTTAGCTTCACGGTTCCACCGGCAACAGGGCGTCGTCTACCTCAACGTCGGACAGCCCCACGGCGCGCAACGCGCTGGCCACGTCAACGCTGCCCCCCGCTGCCGAACTGCAGGCGGTGAGCGTGTCGCGCAGCGTGGTTGCTCGGCGGGCGTCCACTTCAGACTGTTGCGCCTCGGTGCTGGCCTGTTGCGGCGGGAATACGACGGACCATTGCGGGTCCAGTTTAACCAGCCCGGCCGCGTGCAGCACTTCCAGCACCGCGTATGCCCAGCCCGCGCATACCAGCCGCTGCCGGTCCGCGACAATGTGATTATAGGCTAATTGGTCTTCACTGCCCGCCAACTGCCCCGCGCCCTCCCCGGTCAATATGCGGATAGGGATGCCGGTATACCCGCTAATTTCCCAAAGTGCCACTTTTACGGTGTCCAGTGGGCTGTAGTGCGTTGACTGCAGTTGCCCCACCTTCGCGCCCGCTGCCGTTATATGGTCCTGCCATTCATTAGTGAACTTTTGCACGGACTCGTCAAAACTGGCCTTTTGCGCCGGGTCGCTGAGTAGCCCGGCCGCAAATTCCTTGTCGATTTCCGTCGTGATGATGCGCCGCGCGTTGCGGAAATACGCTTCACTTGCGCCGCCCGTCGCTTTGTCAATGTCCACTATCCGGTTGTATATGGGTTCCAGCGCGCCGGCGCCCTCTAAGTCGCTATCTAGCGCGTTCTCGGCCAGGTGAACTATGCGGCTGTAGTGGACGGTTAGCGTAGTAATTGGCGCGTTATCCTTTTCGTTGCCGCGCCTGGTCGCCTTGCTCAACGTGTACAGCACCGGCATCCCATAGCGGGGGTTTTTGTTGTCCGTTTCCCACTGGATAACCTCGACGCAATCATAAGCGTACGGCTGGAAATATACCGTTTTCAGCTGCTCCGGGCCGCCCCGCACGGTGCCCACTGGCTCGCGCAGTTCGAGACCATCCGGCACGCCTACCAGTAGCACGCTAAACCGGCCAATGCGGTTCAATACGTCCGCGCGTTCCAGCCGTTGCGTGAGCCCCGCCCGGTTCAGCACCTGCAGGGCGTCGTCTAGCTGCGCGCTTTCTTCGTCTTCCGGGTCGGCGCGTACCTCGAAACCGTCCCGCCAACAGCTGCGCGCCATACCGTGCGTAAGGCGGTTCGCTATGCCTTGCCGGGCGGACTGTTGGAACATGCACAGAAAACCGGCTTCGCCCCCCAGGTCGCGCGGATAGCCGTAAATATCGTAAATGTCCCGCTTCCCGTCGTGCGACGTGCCAAGTAGTGCCTGCGTGCGGCCCCACAAATAACGCGCGGTGTTAATCAGGCCGCGCGCGTTGTATTCGTGCGCCGCCTCGGCTTTACTTTTGTTCGCTGTCACTGCGTGCCCCTCCCGGTAGCGCAAGGCGCCTTGCGCCATGCCGAATACAACCACGTTGCGCCCGTGGCCAGCCCGTAGGCGCCCGGGTTCGATAGTCCCGCCAGTATAGCGGCCTCATTCGCGGTAATGCCCCACGAAACCGCCTCGGCGGCCGTGTACGCGCGCAACGGCTCCGGCGTGCAGTCGTCCCGCTGGCCAGGCAGCACGGCGCACCCGGGCAAAGCCAGGGCGGCGGCAAGCATGGCGGCGGCGCGGTTCATGGCGGGTATGCTACCACACCGCCGCAACAGCGGCGCGCTTGATTAGCGGTTCTACCGCGTAGCGCACGGCGTCCCAGCAATGGTTGTTCGCGTCGATAAGCGCCGGGAGTATATCGCCGGTCAGCCGGTCCCGCTTGTACTTCCATAATCGCGCCTCGGCGATAGTGTGCGGGCAATCCGCGTGGATAACGATACGGCGGAACGAACGCAGCCGGCTAATACCGTCTTCAATGCTGCCCGGCCATTTCTTCACGGCCTGTACTTTCGGGTAACCGTGGCGATTCATGTAACTGATATTCTCCGGCCGGGCGTTGTCTGCCCTCACGACGTGGCTAACCGCGCCGGGAAGCTGGTCGTAAAACGCGGGCAGCTGGTCCGTTTCAACGCCTTTCTGGTACGCCTCCCGGTAAACGTACAGTGTGTCGTCGTGGATGTAGCACTCAATTAGCGTAGACGGGTCCGCAGCAAAACCCCAGTCGCCGCCGTAATACGGCCCATCCCACGTGGCGCCAGGCGTGAAGTGGTCAACCTCCCACTTGCCCGCTAGCACCTGGTCGTCGCTTTTGGTGTTATACGCGCCTTCCCATATATGCGCGTAGTTGTCCGGGTCCCGGCGCAACGCCTCGGCGGCCTCCGCGTCTACTACCGGGTCGCGAAACGGGTTGTCAGGGAAGTTGACGGACACTACCGCCGAGTCGGCCGGCGGCTTCGCTACTAGCAATTTCTCTACCGGGTCGTCGGCCTGGTCCGGGTTCCAGCTAAACCACAATTCGCTGCCAGGGCCCCGAATGGTAGGCAGCAACAGGTCGGCGCTGCGTTGCGACATTCGCTGGGCTTCCTCATACCACGCCGCGTCGAAACCTTCTAGCGATTTGATACTGTCCGCGGTGTGGTCTTGCATGCCCTGGAATATTATTACCCCGCTGCCCCCGCGCCGGCGTATTTCGTTGTCCCGTGAGTCGAATAAGTGAGATAGCCCCAGGTTGCGTATTTTGGAGTCAATAAGGCGTTTCGCGCTGTACCGGAGCGAGCGCTGCACCTCCCGGATACAAACGCCGCTGAAGTGCGGGTTCGCCGCTGAGTGTTCCACCATGCGTTCGGCGAAGAAGTGCGACTTCCCCCCGCTACGGCCCCCCTTTGCGCCCTTGTAACGGGCGGCGGCCAGTAGCGGCGTAGACCACCGGGCCGTCGGTATCACTAGGCGGCCGTCGGGCTGCAGCCCGTACACCATGGGCTCGCCTGTTCGCGGGTGCGGTACCGTACGTGCGGCCGCCACTACTCGACTACATCACGTGTGATCTGCAGCAACACCGGCGCGACGTCTTTACCGTCCTGCCCTACTGTCGCTTTGGGCGGCGCGTCCCAGCCGTGTAACTTGCGCAGCTGTGCCAGCGCGTCGCTAGCGGACTTTAGCTTTACCCTGATTTTGCCGTTCTGCCCTTCCGATATCTCGCTAATGCAGGCCAGCTGGTCGGGCGTCAATTCGTCGTAGTGCTTCAACTCGAACAACAGCACTTTGCGCACCTTGCCCCGGCTGTCCAGTACCGTGTCGGTCTCGAATTTCAGGAAGTCCCCCAGGTTGCTAAACGCGATGTTTTCCAGCTCCGCTATTAAGTCCTCCCGGATGCGCACCCCGCCGGCCAGGGTATCGGCTTGCGCTTTGGCGTAGGCGTCCGCGATAACGGGGGAGTTAAGCAGCCCATTAGCCATGCGCGCTACGCTTGCGTCCGTCATGTTCTCAAGGTTGTACAGCGAATTGCGCAACGCCTCGGCGGGGGCTTGCCCGGCGATTAAATTGCGCGCAAAGCTGATTTGCTTTTGAGTTGGGCGGCGTTTCATTCGGCTATTCCATAGTTACG